CCATCGACATGATCACGCGCAAAGCGCTTGAGATTCTCGAAAACAACCTTGTGTTGACCCGTAACGTGAACCGTCAGTACGACGACAGCTTTGCTGTTGAAGGTGCCAAGATTGGTTCGACCCTGCGCATTCGTCTGCCCGATCGCGCTTTGGTGACCGACGGCGCCGCCTTGCAAGTGCAAGACGACAACGAACAGTTCACCACCTTGACTGTGAACAACCAAAAGCATATCGGCGTGAACTTCACTTCCGCTGAATTGACCATGCAGTTGGATGACTTCGCAGAGCGTGTGTTGAAGCCTCGTATCAGCCAGTTGGCCTCCAGCATTGATGCTGACGTTGCCAACGCATACAAGACCATCGGTAACTCTGTGGGCACCCCTGGCACCACTCCTTCTACTTCTTTGGTGCTGTTGCAAGCCCAGCAGAAGCTGAACGAGAACGCCGCTGTGATGAACCCCCGTTATGCCACCGTCAACCCCGCTGCTAACGCTGGTTTGGTCGAAGGCATGAAAGGTCTGTTCAACCCCACCGACACCATCAGCAAGCAGTTCAAGAACGGCATGATGGGCATGGGCGTGTTGGGCTTTGATGAAGTCAACATGTCTCAGTCGATCAAGCAGCACACCACCGGCACCCGCGCCGCCACTGGTGCGACTGTGGCATCTACCGTGACCTCTGAAGGCGCTTCCACGCTGTCGTTGACTGTTGGCTCTGCTGAAACCATCGCCGTTGGTGACGTGTTCACCATTGCCGACTGCTTTGCTGTGAACCCGCAAACCCGTGAGTCCACTGGTTCGCTGTTCCAGTTTGTGGCCTTGGCCTCTTCGACCACCAGCACTACTGCTACCGTGACCGTGGCCCCGATGTACTCGGCTAACCATGCCTTGGCAACCATGCTGACTCTGCCCGTTAGCGGCAAAGCCGTCGTGTTCACCGGCACCGCCAGCACGCAGTATCCGCAAAACTTGATCTACCACAAGGACGCCATCACGTTCGCTACCGCTGACTTGTTGCTGCCCCAGGGCGTAGACATGGCCGCGCGTGCCGTTCACAATGGCATCAGCCTGCGTGTGGTTCGCCAGTACGACATCAACAACGATCGTATGCCTTGCCGTATCGACGTGTTGTATGGCTACAGCACCATTCGTCCTCAGATGGCTTGCCGTCTGTGGGGTTGATCTGAAACGGGGCTTCGGCCCCTTTCTCCGTAACATCTTTTTCAAGGAAATCTATCATGGCTACTCTTCCCAATGGCGCAGGCGGTTACCAAATTGGTGACGGCAATTTGAACGAAGTTCAAATGAACACCCAAGCTACCCCAGCAACGGCGACTGTCACGGCAACGCTGACAACCGCTCAATTGCTGAACGGTATCATTTTGGGCACCCCCACCACCACCGCAGCGGCTTACACCCTGCCTTTGGCTACTGATCTGGACGCAGCCGTGTCCAGCGCTAAAGTCAATAGCAGCTTTGAGTTTGTAGTGGTCAACACCAACGGTTCCGGCAGCGGCGTGATTACCATCACGACCAACACCGGCTGGTCGATTGGAACCTCGGGCTCACAAGGCTTGATGACCGTCACCACCGCTGGTACTGCCCAAAACTATCGCGCAGTGAAAACTGGCGATGGCGCTTGGTCTTTGTACCGCGTTGGCTAAACCTAATGGGGGCTTCGGCTCCCGTTTTTAAGGAACAATCATGCCTTCAAACACAAAAGCCACTGGCGTTGCGTATCTGGATCCCGAATTCAGTACGATGTACGCGACCGAAGAAATCGGTTACGCTCCCGCTGCTCAAGGCACAGTTACTCAGTTGACCAGCAAAAGTACTGGCGTAACTTTGAACAAATCAGCAGGCAAAATCACCATGAACGCGGCATCTTTGGCCGGCGGTGCAGCGGTGACGTTTACGTTGACCAACAGCACCATTAGCGCAAACGATGTCCTCATCGTTAACGTGTCTGGCGGCGGTACTGCTGGCGCTTACTGGCCTTATGTGTCCAGTATGACCACGGGCTCTGCTGTGATCGGATTGTGGAATAGCACTGGCGGCGCATTGGCCGAAGCTGTCGTTCTCAACTTTGCGATCATCCACGGCGCTGTTTAACCAACCAGGGGGCTAATCACCCCCTTCTTTTTATGTCCGTTATTTACATGTCTCACCCCGTCCACGGCGCAAAGGTTGCGACCATGGAACTTGAAGCTGTAGCAGATGAACAAAATGGCTGGACACGCTATACTCTTGACACGCCTGTTGTTGAAGAGGCGGCTCCACAGGAAGTAAAACGTAGACGTGGCCGCCCGACTGTTGAGGCGGTCGAACAAGGAGCGTAAACATGGCCACCTATACCACTGCCGAACAAATCAACAGGTCGTTACGATTGCTCGGTGTGTTGGCCGAAGGCGAAACGCCAGGCGCATCAGTGTCGCAAGACGCATTGATAGCGCTCAACCAAATGATCGACTCTTGGAACACTGAACGCCTGTCTGTTTTCTGTACCCAAGATCAAGTTTTTACGTGGCCTGCTGGGTTTATTAACCGCACCCTTGGCCCCACAGGTGACTTTGTCGGCTTGCGCCCCGTCCTGATGGACGACGCTACCTACTACCGCGACCCCGGCACAAACGTATCGTTTGGCATCAAATTCATCAACCAACAGCAATACAACGGCATCGCGGTCAAAACCGTGACGTCAACATACCCGCAGGTAATGTTTGTAAACATGACGTTTCCAAACGTAGATATGACGGTTTACCCCAAGCCTACACGCGATCTTGAGTGGCACTTTGTCAGCGTGCAGGAGCTGAACCAAGCCGCCAATTTGGCCACGGTCATGTATTACCCGCCCGGGTATCTACGGGCTTTCACGTACAACTTGGCCATGGAGTTTGCGCCTGAGTTTGGCGTCGAGCCCAGCCCCCAGGTGCAGCGCATTGCAATGACAAGCAAGCGCAACTTGAAGCGCATCAACAATCCTGATGACATCATGTCGATGCCTTACGCCATCGTGGCCACTCGCCAGCGCTTTAACATCTACGCCGGTAACTACTGATGAAAACGCCGATCTTAGGCTCGGCGTATGTTGCCCGCAGCGTCAATGCTGCGGACAACCGCATGGTCAATCTGTTCCCAGAAGTCATACCCGAAGGCGGTAAAGAAGCGGCTTTTTTGCAGCGCTGCCCGGGTTTGAGTTTGTTGGCCACTATTGGCACCGGGCCCATTCGCGGGCTATGGACGTTTGGTGGGTATGGGTACGTGGTCAGCGGCAGCAAGCTGTACAAGATGGCCCCCAACTACACGACAACGCTGCTGGGCACCATTGCAAACACTGGCCCGGTCAGCATAGCTGACAACGGCATCCAGATGTTTGTTGCGGCCAATGGGCCGGGCTACATCTACAACGCCAACACCAACGTGTTTGCGCAGATCACAGACCCCGACTATCCCGGGGCGTTGACCGTTGGGTTTATTGACGGGTACTTTACCTTCATTGAGCCCAACAGCCAAAAGCTGTGGGTCACCAGCCTGTATGACGGTCAATCTGTTGACCCGCTGGACTTTGCCAGTGCTGAAGGCGCGCCAGACAATTTGATCAGCATGATTGTTGACCACCGTGAGGTGTGGCTGTTTGGAACCAACTCGGTTGAGGTCTGGTACGACTCGGGCAACGCTGGATTCCCTTTGGAGCGCATCCAAGGCGCTTTTAACGAAATTGGATGTGCAGCTACCTACTCGGTGGCCAAGCTCGATAACGGCCTGTTTTGGCTGGGCGCAGACGCTCGCGGCCAAGGCATTGTCTACCGGGCCAATGGTTACACAGGCACCCGTGTCAGCACCCACGCCATTGAATACGCTATCGCCCAGTACAGCACCATCAACGACGCCATTGCGTACACATACCAACAAGAAGGCCACGGCTTTTACGTGTTGGTCTTCCCCACCGCCAACGCCACATGGGTGTACGACGTGTCCACCCAAGCCTGGCATGAGCGCGCGGGATGGGACAACGGCAATTTTATTCGGCATCGCGGCAACTGCCAGATGGCGTACAACAGCCAGATCATCATTGGCGACTATGAAAACGGCAACATCTACGCCTTTGACTTAGACGTCTATGCCGACAACGGCGAAACGCAAAAGTGGTTGCGGTCGTGGAGAGCGCTGCCAACTGGCACAAACACCCTTAAACGCACCGCGCACCACAGTCTGCAACTTGACTGTGAATCAGGCGTTGGTTTAGCTGGCACAGGTCTTCCAATACAAACCACAATCTATTTGTTGGCTGAGAACGATGACTATCTGATAACTGAAGCCGGCGATTATTTAATTGCTGACTTTATTCCCAATATCGCAACCGATCCTGAAGTCATGTTGCGTTGGTCTGATGACGGCGGTCACACTTGGTCAAATGAGCATTGGTCGTCCATGGGCCGTGTTGGTGAATACCAGCGCCGCGTGTTTTGGCGTCGTCTGGGCATGACGCTCAAGCTGCGGGATCGGGTCTACGAAATCTCAGGCACAGAACCCGTAAAAATTGCGATCATGGGCGCTGAGTTGATTTTGAGCCCGACCAATGCCTGACGATGGCAACCGCAACCCCTAACACTAGCCAGATACCAGCGCCTCGGGTGCCGCTCATTGACGAGCGCACCGGCTTGGTGTCGCAGCAATGGTTTCGGTGGTTTAACAACATTTACGCCCTAACCGGGTCTGGGGCGGGCATCACGCCCGTCACCAACGGCGGGACGGGCACCGGCAACATACCAACCAACGGCCAACTGCTGATTGGTAACGGCACTGACTATTCGCTCAGCGTAATAACCGCAGGCGCCAACATAACCATCACCAACACGGCGGGGCATATCACAATTGCCAGCGCTGGCGCGTTGTCTAGTTTTTCAGCCGGCACAACGGGGTTCACGCCTTCCACGCCGACCACGGGCGCCATAACTTTGGCGGGGACGCTGATTGCGGCCAATGGCGGCACAGGATTCGCCAGCTACGCAGTAGGCGACCTGCTGTACGCCAACACCACGACCACTTTGGCCAAGCTGGCCGATGTGGCCACCGGCAACGCTTTAATCTCTGGCGGCGTGTCAACCGCGCCGTCATGGGGCAAGATTGGCTTGACCACGCATGTCAGTGGCACGCTACCCATCGCAAATGGTGGCACCAATGCAACCGCTACGCCCGCCGCTGGCGCCGTGGCCTACGGCACGGGCACAGCCTACGATTTTACGGCTGTGGGCACGTCTGGCCAGGTTTTGACCAGCGCAGGCGCAGGCACTCCGACTTGGACTACACCAACCACAGGCACGGTAACCGCAGTGACGGGCACGGCCCCAGTGGTGTCGTCGGGCGGCACAACCCCGGCCATCAGCATGGCTGCGGCCAGCGCCAGCGCTGACGGGTACCTTACATCAACCGATTGGACAACATTTAACAGCAAAGGCTCTGGCACGGTAACCAGCGTTTCTGTGGTGTCGGCCAATGGCTTGGCGGGGGCTTCTAGCGGTGGGGCAACGCCTGCGCTGACCCTATCGACCACGATCACCGGCATTCTCAAAGGCAACGGCACGGCCATCAGCGCTGCGACCAGCGGTACAGATTACGCCCCTGCAACCAGCGGTACGTCCATTCTGTACGGCAACGGTTCGGGCGGGTTTAGCAATGTGACCGTCGGCACGGGCCTGACCTTTTCAGCCGGTACGCTGTCTGCCGCCACGTCTGCGCCCATCACCAAAACCGCTGACTTCACAGTCGGCGCGGGTGAGACTTGGTTCATCAACAACAAGTCAGGCTCGACCTGTACGGTGACCTTGCCAACGCCCTCAACCAATACCGGGCGGCAGTTGAATTTTAAGAACACCCAAGCGCAGACTTTGGTGTCAGCGTCGAGCAATGTGGTGGGTTTGGCAGGCGGCGCAGCCGCTACGGCCATTCTTGCCGCGTCTACTGGAGATTGGGCCGCACTTGTGTCAGACGGCACCAATTGGATTATCATGCAGGCTGCGGCTAACAACTGCCTGTTACTTGAATGAAGGAGCATTAGCATGGGTTTTTTTAGTGATTTTTTAAGCAACCCGATAGCTGCGGTAACCAATCCCATATCAGAAACTATTGGCACGTCTGGAAATACAGGCCCAAAGCAAGGTGTTCTTGCCAACCTCGTAGCTGACCCAATAAAAACTGTATCAAACACAGTAAACACTGTTGTTCAAAGTCCAGCAAAAGCTGTCAGCGACGCTTGGTCGTCTGGTGGGCGAGATGCCGCCGCCGCAGTTGCGGCGTATTACGGAATTCCTTTGTTGGCGTCATACGCCCCCACTGCTGCTGCTGGTGCAGAAGGCGCTGGTGCTCTTGCATCGCAAATGGCAGCCGAAGGTTCTTCTGGCCTTTTAGGTGCTGGTGCTGCTGGCGCCGCCGCCGCCGGTGCGGCGGGTGCCGGTGCGGCAAGCGGCCTTGCTCAATACGCTACGCCTGCGGCCATAGCGGCCAGTTCTTTGCTTGGTGCTAATGCGGCTCAAAATGCAGCCAACACACAAGCAAACGCTGCGGCTCAAGCCAATCAGTTGCTCGCTCAACAGTACCAGCAACAACGCGCTGACTTAGCCCCGTTCACTACCGCTGGCTTAGGCGCACAAAACCAACTGCTGACTTTTCTTGGCTTGCCTGGCGGCACCGCAGGCGCAAACTTTGGTAAATACTCAGGCGACTTTACCGGCGCGGATTTGCTGGCTAACCAAGACCCAGGCTATGGGTTCAGATTGGCTGAAGGTCAAAAGGCGTTGGAGCGTTCCGCAGCCGCTCGCGGTGGTTTGCTGTCTGGCGGCACGGGCAAAAAATTGTTGGGCTATGGCCAAGAAATGGGCAGTCAAGAATACCAAAACGCATACAACCGTTACCAAACCAATCGCACCAACCAACTGTCTCCCTTGTTTAGCTTGACCGGCTCTGGCCAAGCCAGCGCGGCGGGTCAAGCGGCTGCGGCGGGCAACTACGGCGCTGGCGCTGCGGGTAACCTCACGTCGGCTGGTGCGGCTCAAGCGGCTGGCGATGTCGGCGCGGCCAATGCAGTGTCGTCGGGGCTGGGTTCGTATTTGGGCTACACCGGCCAACAAAATTTGATTAACGCGCTGCGCAAATCTGCCTACGCATAAGGAACAACTATGCCACTCAACCCCTCTATTGCGTTGGGCGTTCGGCCCCTTGAGATACCTAACCAGTTGGCGCAGTACAGCCAACTTGCTCAAATTCAAAACGCGCAGAACCAGAATGCTTTGGCCCAGTATCAATTGGGCTCTGCGCAGCGTGCGGAAAAGCTACAAAATCTTACGTCCGATGCGTATTCGCAATCAATTGACCCTGCAACCGGGCAAGTCAATTACAACACTTTGATAGGTAAATTGGCTGCTGGCGGTGGTGGGTCGCAAATTCCTGGGATTGAAAAAACACGCAAGGAAATAGAAACTGCGGCGCTACAGCAACAAAAATTAAAAACTGAATTAGCCACGGTTAAAACAGCGCAGTTTCGTGACCAGCTTACCAATGTCAACAGCCCAGAGGCTGCCGCGCAATGGACTATTGCGATGTATAAAGACCCCCATTTATCAGGTACTGTTTCTAGCGTCCCGCTGGAAGCCGCATTGGCAGAAATCCCCCGCACGCCTCAAGAGTTTGACATCTGGAAAAAACAAAACGCGTTGGGCATGGCTGAGTTTATTAAGCAAAACAAACCTTCAGTTACTACGCAAGCCACCGGCGGCGCTACAAGGTTGTTACAAACACCAGGGCTTGGCGGCGCGGCTACGGTAGTCCCCGGCTCTGAGGCCTCGATTACCATGAGCGAGTATCAAAGAAACCAGCTTAAAAATGAAGGCCAACGTATTGGGCTTGAAGGTCGTCGTGTTGCAGTGCTGGAAGAAAATCAACGCCGCGATTCTGACCCCGCGTTTCAACAGCGCATGGCGGGCGCAAAGGCCGTTGGCGAAGCAATTGCCAAAGGCGATGTGGCCGCGCAACAAGCGCTTCCAAAGATTCTTACCCGCGCCGAAGAAGGTATGCGTTTAATCGACGAGATGGTCGGCAAGCAAGAAGTGCGTGATGCAAAAGGTAAAGTTATTCAAGCCGCAACAAAACCGCATCCGGGCTTTGAAAACGCCGTGGGTACTACGTGGTTACCTGGCGCTCGTTTTGTTCCCGGCACCAATGCTGCGGACTTTATGTCACGTTTTGACCAGATCAAAGGTTCGTCATTTCTTGAAGCGTTTGAGTCGCTTAAAGGTGGCGGTTCAATTACAGAAAAAGAAGGCGCAAAAGCCACCGACGCTATCAACCGCATGTCTACTTCGCAAAGCGAAAAAGAATTTATGGCGGCAGCGCGTGATTTGCAAGAAGTTATTCGCAAAGGCGTGGCGAATGCCCAAACCCGCGCTTCTCGGTCTGGGGCCGCTGCTCCAGCAAACGCCGGCGCAGTAGACACAAACAATCCGTTGTTAAAGTAAGGAGCTGACATGGCAGACCTCGCCTCGATCCTTACCGATCCAAACTACGTCAACGCCAATGAGGCAACAAAGCGGGCTATTTTTGATAAATTCTCAACGCAAGACTCAAACTTTACCCAAGCAAACCCGGCGACGCAAGACGCCATTCGTCAGCGCTTTGGTGTATCGGGTCTTAAAGTCGCGCCGTTGCCGCAATCATTGCAACCATCTGTTGCTCAAGTATCGCCCGATGCAATTCCGGGCGATCGTCAAGACTTAACCACGGGGCAACGTGTATACCAAGCCGTGCGCCCTTACGCCGCACCAATCGTAGAAGCCGCCGGCGCAATTGGCGGCGGTTTGCTAGGTGGCACCGCAGGCACGTTTGGCGCGGGCCCAGTAGGCACCGCTGCCGGCGGTGTCGCCGGCGCTGGCTTGGGGTATGGGATTGCCAAAGAAGCCCTTGAAGCCGCCGATGTGGCAATGGGTATGAAACAGCCAAGAACTGGCGCTGCTCTCGCTATTGAACCCACCCGTAATGTGCTTGAAGGCGCAGCTTTTGAGGCAGGCGGGCGCATCATTGGCCCAATGATCGGCAAAGTCGTTGGCAAGGTGATGGACATCCGCAACGTTCCAACTAACAAAGCTGCGGACATCGCCCGCAATGCCCTTGGCCCTGATTTACCTGAAGTGCTTAACGCGCTCAAAGCAGCGCAAGGGCAAGGCGTTAGCGCAGCCCAAGCTACGGCCAACATCAATAGCCCAACATGGCAGGCGTTGATTGACCG